ACAGGAAGGAAACGTAACATGGTCACGGAGCCTAACGTACACTTCGCACTTGACGAGACAACCTACAACCGAATCGTCAAGCACCTTGCATCCATCGGCGCGGAAGTCAAGACGCAGCGCCATAACGGAGAAGTGCTGTACACCACGGTTACCGCAACACTCTTCCTTAGCCCTAGCAAGGATCGACCCTTTGAGTCAGTCGCAATCCACGATAAGACATACAGCAAGGGTGTGTTCCGCATCGAGCGCGACACCAAGAACGACGATCCCTACCAGATTTAGGAGGCAGACATGGAGATGATGCCAAGCTACGTTTACAACGACAGCCCTGACAATCCGCACAAGGTGCAAGCGCCTAAGCCGGTTCCCGAGGGTATGGAGAAGTGCGACGGCTGTAACGGCAGCGGTACCTACTACGGACGCGGAGCCGTGGTAAACGGTAAGTGGGTAGGGTTCTCCGGTAAGTGCTACCGATGCCAGGGTAAGGGGCATCAGACTCCCGCCGATCGTAAGCGCAACGCCTACTACGACAACCACGTCAGGAGGTACACGCTATGAGCCTAACGCTTGAAGAGGCTAAGCAGCTAGAGTACGGTGACTACCTGATCGCCGACAACGGTAAGCGTTGGAAGGTGAACGGTAAAGTCCAGCGTTGGAAGCGTAGCCCTGATCGTATCCGTGTCCCTCTTAAGCACGGACTCTACGCTTACGACGCTATCACCGAAACAGACTTCCCCCTCGGTACCTGTCATCTTCTCACTAAGGAGGCATAACCCATGAACCCCGATAGCCCACGCGGAACACGCCGTATCGGTAAGCAGACAGTGCGACGCCGCTACCGCGTCACCTTCCTGTCAGGTCTGGAAGGGTTGAAGGCTGAGTTTACCGTCCTCGCGGTTAGCGAGGGTAACGCAGCTATCGCATGCGCGGGTATGCTCGCTAAGCCTGACCAGTGGAACTGCGTTAGCATCGAGAACGCACGATGATCCACGTAGACGTGAGACAACCGAACGAAGAACAGATCACAGTGCAAACCAGTGTTGACGGTAGCGACTGGTTCACACACTACACACTGGAGGTAGCAGCGTTTAACAACCTACAGCATGCGAAGGACGAAGCCATGTATACAGCGCGAGTGTTCGTTAACGGATGCCGATTCGCTGGTGCTTCGGTTAGGTCAACCGCATTCGGCTACAACAACTAAGGAGGGAACGTGGTCACGCATAGCTACGAAGTCTGCGAGACAGGGTGGGAACACGGTACTCCGCATACCAAGTTTGAACCCTTCATCATGGAGGTTCCCGCTCCTGACCACACTACGGTTAGTGAAGCGCGTAGCGCGAGGCGAGCGTACTTCTCCGCTATGTCGCTGCTCCGTAACTTGGAACCTGAAGAGTGGCAACTGTTCGACTGGACTGAAAGCTTTGGTAGGGGTGCTGAACGTGACATGAGCGGTAAGGTCAAGGTACCCGCTATCTAACCACAGTGCAGCTAGCGAATCCTGTTACTACACACCGCGCAATGCAGAGCGCCAGGGCTAAGAGTGTGTAGCTAGCTGCCGAATGTAAGTAGTGTGAGCGTATCGGACGAAGGTAGGCAGATACTAGATTAGCCGACACCGGGTGGCTGATACGCTCACAGTGCTAACGACTGAAAGGAGGTGAACACAATGACAGCACTCACACCCGATAAGATCGCCGAGCTGCTTAGCAAGGGTCGCGCTCGCGGAGCGTATGATCCCGTCATGGAGTCTTTCCTCACTTCCGGTGAGGCAGGCATTCAGGTCGAGGCTACCGGCGCGTTGGCTGGTAAGACTGGTAAGCAGATCAAGTCCGGTCTTGAGGCCGCTAAGAAGCGCACCAACGATAACGGCGTCCTCGTCCATGAGGGAGCGCAGAACGTCCGTGTCATCGAAGCCGACGATAACGTGTACCTCATCAACACGGCAGCGGTTACCGACGACAGCGAGTAGCAAGACTAGATACACTTGACAAACCCCGGCAAGTGTGCTAGACTTCTCAAGTGTGGGGGATACGCACTAAGCCCTAGTGAGCTAGCTAGCCTGGACACACGGTTAGCGTGAACACACCGCTATGCAAGCCAGTAACAGACATAGGTGGCTACAGTAGCTAGGCAGCGTATCCCTCACTAACCCCGGCAAGGAGGTTAACGTGGCAAGTACACACCAACTTCTCGCACAGACTTTTGGTGTCGATCCCTACCGAGCGGAAGCTTTCGAGCGTTTGCTTAGTAGCGCGACTGAACACCGTACCGACAGACAACGTGCTGTCATTGCTTTTCAGGCTACGCAGAATCGCGGCGAGTGGCTGTTCGTACGCCGCCTGTGGCTGTTGAAGCGTGAAGCCTGGGTTAACGGGCTTTGCAGTAACCAGCGCCGTTGGCAAGTTAGGGTGTCTAAGAACCCTCGCAAGGGTAACCACCACGATTCATGGGCACTGCGTGAACAGTACATGCGATGCCAGGGTAGCTACCGTGACTACATGCCATACGCGCAGGAGGTACGCAATGAAGGCTAAATGGTACGTCAAGATCGGTAACAAGTTCGTGCCTCTTAAGCACAAGCCGAAGGGATGGAAACATGGGTAAGCGCAGATTCGCAGTGACGGGTTCCGGCGACCTGAGTGTTACCGATGTATCCCGTTACGACAGTAAGGGTGTCGAGTCACACACCCGAGGTTGGGACTTGGGTATCAAGGTAGTGGCCGACGTAGACGAGAACAACCGCGACCGATTCACTATCACCGTTACTGGTGGTAGCCACGATCCCGGTAGTAAGGAAGGTTTGCTGATCGTGACTGACTTCGGCGACGGTGACTACACGGTGCAGCATGCCTAACCACCCTAACATCTACTGGATCGACATTCGCACCGGTACGTGGGGTCACACCGATGACCTGCGTATCGTAGACCTAGACCGTATCGTCAACAACAGCACTAGTGAACCACCGCCTGTTGCCAGTGATTACGTCAAGTACTGGCAGGAGTACGCTACCGACGCTGAGATTGCAGTGTTCGGAGAACAACACGGTAAGAAGGTAGACGAGTGAAGCAGCTAGCAGTAGTAAAGCACCTGAAGTCTGGTTGGGTAATCATCAAGCCGCCAGTGAAGAAGGAGGAAAAGAAGTAATGGAACTTCAAGCCCCGGCAGGAACCATTGCTGTCACGCATATGCGTAACGGCATAGCTAAGGTTCTTAGGGAGAACTGGCCTGCTCACCATGAGAACAACGCTCAGGTTAGAGCGGCTACCACAGTGCATGTCCGTATCGCACTGGACTTTGCTAAGTGGTTCGTGAAGCATAACCCAGATTGGGAGCCTTACCAGTGGCTCGACGCTTGTACACCCTACCCCGAAGTCTACCCGCTATCGGAACTTTGGGACGCAGAGAAGGAGGTAAGTGGCGATGTACGTTAGCGCGACTGAAGGTGACAACCACGGTACTTACAGTAACGGACTTGGTGATGATTGCGAAGTCCTCGTCAGGTGGGATAGGTACAAGACTTCCACGCTTGGCGGTACTACGTGGCCCATCGACGTTGAAGTGAACGGTAACAAGGCTGAGGTTCATATGGCCTTTACGCTACGTGAGGCCGAAGAGATTGCTAGGGGTATCCTAGCCCTACTGGAACAGGAGGCAACGGAGCATGTCGCTTAGCCCGCAACAGATCGCTGACCTGACCCGTAAGGATGATATCCGGCTTGGGTCGCATAAGAGCAGGTGGCTGTCGCCTAGCGATGCCGAGCATTTGCTTGGTGCGATGGACGCCGGTAAGAAGCAAGTGATCCTCGCCGGAAAGAAGTTCACGGTTAAGTACGAAACGCGCGATAAGGTGTTTGTCAAGCCAGCCACAGGGCCGATGGTTCCTTGCGGTTGGTACACGACCCCGCTCCTGCGTTCCATTGCAGCCAACGATTAACATAGCGGAACGCATAAGAGAGTTAGTCGGGGATACAACCTTAGACTTGACAACAGCCGTCGTATCCTATACACTGACGGGAGGATATGAACGGTTGAACGTGATAGACGGGAACGGAACAGAGATACGACATGAGACAGTTATCCACCCTAACGGAGAGTGCGAGGGTATGGGTATCTGCCGCTACTGTGGAAAGGAGGTGAAGCATGGCTAACGAGGCACTACATGAGAAGATTCGTGGTTTGCTCCGTAAGGCTGAGCAGACACCGTTTGAAGAGGAAGCAGCACTGTTCTTCCAGAAGGCGCAAGAGCTGGTAGTGAAGTACGCGATTGACGAGGAAGCTCTGTGGGCTAACGATCCTAGCCGACGTGAGCAGATTCACACCGAACACGTTGAGATTAAGGATAAGCAGGCTGGCTCGCATTACCGCCGCATGATCCTTAGTCAGATCGCTGTCAACAACAACTGCCGTATGTGGTACACGCCTGGTAAGGATGAGTCCACTGTGGCGGGGTATCCTAGTGACACCGTGTTCGTCATCATGCTTTACAGCAGCGTTATCTCGCATATGAACTTTAGCATGGCTAAGGCTATGGCGAGGTACACCGCCGAAGGTCGGTCAACCCGTACCTTCCGTAAGGACTTTACGGCTGGCTACTCCGATAGAATCGTTCAGCGGCTAGTCGAGATGCGACGTGAGCAACTGGCTTACCTCCGCATGCAGGTTACGGATACCGGCAAGTCTACTGACCTCGTACTGCGGGATCGCTCGGCTAAGGTTGACGATTGGGTCAACGACAACTTCCACCTTAGCACCGGTAGCTACCGAGATAGCGGTACCCGCGATCACACAGCTAGAGGCGCAGGCAACCTCGCTGGTGCTACCGCCGATCTTTCAGGTGGTAGGGGTCAGGGTGTCTCCGATGGTAGAAAGGCTATCGGGCGATGATCGGTGATGAGTCTTATCTAGTCATCATGGAGACAACCGAGAAGACACACGTTGTCAAGCCACAGCCAGCTATGGATGGTGGCATGGTTGAAATGTACGACTTGGTTACAGGGGTGTTCGTCGGTTCATGCGGTATTAACTGGTTCCGCGTAAACGCTGTTCGTTTCGATCCACTCGGTAATCAGGATTTACCGAAGTGGCCGACGGTGAAGCCATGAAGCTCGACCCTGAAACTATCAAGGCTCTACTTGCTAAGCCCGAACGACAGCCGAGTACGCGAACACGCAAGACTACCGACTACAACAGTGAAAGGACTATCGACAACTGGTTCGATATGAACCGTAAACTTGGTTCAGACATTAGCGGCGAGTGTACGGTTGAGGACTGTGTGAACCTTGAGGTTAAAGGGACACGCCACGCTGTCACGGTTGACGTGCCTATCAGTCCTATCCTCACTGTCAAGATGTGCCGAAGATGTTACTGCGCTGGCCGAAGGAGGGATGGCTAGCATGGATAGCGGTCTTAACGATAAAAGTGTTAAAATCGCTCTCCATGATAATCGCGGTTTTACGATAGTGGATTCTGACGTGGAGTTTTTTGTCTCGCAGTATAGTTGGACGTTAGCTAAGGGTCGTAAAACTTTCTACGCTAGAGCTTACGTTCACGGCGGTAGTACACCTACATACCTGCATCACTTTATTCTCGGCACTGTACCGCCTAGAGGATACGTCGTTGACCACATTAACGGTGACGGCCTAGATAACCGCAGAGAGAATCTCAGAGTCGTTAAGAACGGTGAGAACATACGACGTGCCGCTCGCAGGGGATCAGGTGTTTACTACATTAAGCGGCTTAAGTCGAAGCCGTGGCGAGCAGAAGCTAAAGTGGATGACGTGGCTTACTTCATCGGCTACTTCGCAACAGAGGAAGAAGCGATAGAAGCACGAAGAGTCTTCCTCATCAATAAGGGGGTTAGTGGCCTTGACAAGTGACTCGGAATCTGCTAGAGTTCCGTCTACTTCACCGCACGAAGGAGCCGCACGTAAGTACTACGAAGTCCTCTTAACGGGTGCTAACGAAGAAGACATAGCTGGCACTCGTCTACAGGTTTTCAGGGGGTACTACGGAGAACAGTTCAAGCTAACGGGTCTACCGCAATCACAGTATCATCCCGCTAAGCAGCTTCTTGAGTATAACGGGGTTATCGAAGTGATAGAGCGGTCGTGGCGTCGGACTCCGGGTGCAGTGGTCTTGCATCCAATGGCAGCAATGTTAAGGCCAGTCCCGAAACGAGCGAGAGACTTGACAGCTACGGAAGAGTTTGCTACTCTTCAGGAACGGATAGAGAGACTTGAAAATTTGGTAGGTGGCGTTCATCTGCCAAGTGTGCTACAAGAGATAGCACACCGCCTAGACGAGAGGGAGGCACCCAATGGCTAGGCAACGTAAGTCCACTACAACTACTACTGAGCCAAACAACGGAAGGGAGGGAAACAAAATGGCAGGAGTTCTCGACGCTGCAAAGATTCAGGAGCTGCTTCAGGCTGGTCGTACGCGGGGTGCGTACGGTACGGTGCTTAGCGACTTCCTGAGTTCGGGTGAGGCTGGTATCGAGGTCGATCTTACTAGTGGCCCTATCGCTGGTAAGTCGTCCAAGCAGGCGAAGACCGGTCTTGACTCTGCGCGCAAGCGCACGGACGAGAAGGGGAAGCTCGTCTACGACGGTTCGCAGAACGTTCGGGTTATTGAGCAGGACGGACACGTCTACCTCATTAACACCGGCGCTGCAACGGAAGACGAGGAGTAACACAGTTAAGGGGTAGTCTTCGGGCTACCCCTTACTGTTGTGCTTACGGTAGTAGGCCAAGGTACAGGCGCTAGTTGCTGTAAGCACAACAGTAGGGAGAACCTTGACAAGACACGTAGAGAGCGGGGCTGTGAGCGGGAGGCTCTAACTAACCTAGTCCGGTTAGCAGCGTCACTACTAAAGGGGGCAACGGTAGCGCCCGACACGTCGTAACCGACCCCCGGCTAAGGTAAACACTACATCGCTCAACCTTAGCCAATACAACGCAGTTGAATGCAGTAACGTGAGGAACACTATATGAGGCCAAGGAGCGCATCGTTTAGGCCCGATGGTCAAGCTCGCCAATCGTTACTGCATTGAGCTACGTTATCTAACCGTATTCTGCCCCAACGTCCGTTAAGGACGAGAGCAACGTGCCGCACGTTGTCAGGGATACGGACGGTAGCGTAGCTCAATAGTCTCCGTACCAGCCATATCTCAGGGGTGAGCTGGTCAAGCCGGGTGTCGGCGTTTAAGGCGGTTCGACAGAACGGAACCGACTGGCGACGAAAAATAGGCACGGATGCCCTGACGCCACATAGGGATGGTAGTCATGCTGACTCCGGTACCTAACCTATGGGTGATAACGCAAACCCGGACGCGCAGGGGGGCATGGCGACAAAGATGCCCCATAACCAACGCAGGAGGTAACAGTGGACAAACTCTTTCCGCTGGTATGGGAAGGCAGTATCGACCACAAGCTAGGCTGGCTTATCGAGCTTGGCATCGTTGTGTTCGCTAACTGTCTCATCCTAGCAATGTACGTGTTTACCGCTTGTTTCATCGTATGGCTGTGGTTCGGTGGTGTACTGTGAGAGCCGCCAAGATAACCGCCGTCATCCTAGCAGCACTCTTGTACGTGCAAGCCTGGTTCAACGTGGCAACCGAGAACTACGCACAAGCAGTGGTAGCAGGTCTTCTCATGTTTACCCTGCTTATCGGTGCTAGTCACCTTGACAGCGAGTGAGGTTTGTGCTAGCTTGAGTAGGCGTCCCTTGCCGGGGGTGCCTGCGAGAATAGGGCTTATCCGACGAAACGATCTGTGCGGGTCGTATACCGGGTAAGCCCTTTTCTCTTTTTTGTCAGCTAACAGGAGGTAACAGTCCTGATTGTCCTAGCTGCCATACTAGCGGCGCTGGTGCTAATACCATCAGCGAGCGCGGAGCAACAGACGAAGACGCAGGAGCAAGTGAAGAAAGTAGATACAGTTAAAAAGGTAGCATGTCCAAGCCTTAGAACTGCTATCAGCTTTTACAGAGGTAGAGTGTGGTTCTATCAGACGAAGCTCGGTTACCACAGAAGTCCTACCTACTACCCTGAACGTAAGAAGTACGCTTGTGCCTATAAGCGATTCGTAATGACTAGCTGGCGAGGCCAAGCGAAAGAGTACCGTAACGAGTACAAGAAGTACCAGCGTGAACATCGCCACCCTAAGTGGATTGCGCTTGATCTACTTAACGGTAACAGGGAAGAGTGGAGTTGTCTCATGTACATCGTTAGCAAGGAAAACGCTACGATGGATCCAACGCTCGATTTCGGGCATGGGCACGGTAACGTGTATGAGGCGTATGGTATCCCTCAAGCCTATCCAGGCACTAAGATGGCTAGTGCTGGCCCTGACTGGCGTACCAACCCTAAGACCCAGTTGCGCTGGATGATCGGTTACTGCCGTGGTAGGTATGGCTCGCTTTGCGGTGCCGCCTACAATCGGCGAGTGTACGGAACGTACTAAAGGAGTTCTCCCCATGTTTGGCAGGCTGTTATGTACAGTCGGTTTGCACAGACTAGAGTGGCGCAGCAAACTAACGCACGATGCCCACGATAACTCGGTCGTACTAGACCAGTACCGTTGTCGTCGTAGTGAGTGTGACCTGCATAAGCACTGGATCAGTGCAAACAAGGAGAGGGTGCGGCAGCCCTGGTAGAGTTCTGCCCATCGTGCGGTGACGAGGTTGAGCGACTTAACCCGTTTACCGGGTGGTGTGCAGCATGCTCCGCGTTAGAAGGTTACGACGATGACCAACCTAACAGCAGAACAGCTTGGTTAGAGCGTAACGCAGATAAGATCGAAGAGTACATGCTTCGTGGTATACCGCTCTCGGATGCCATGAAGATGGTTAGGCAAGATAACCGGCCTGTCTGCCTGTGCTGTGGGGACGTTATTCTCTACGGCACAGGCGGCAGGCATCTTTTTTGCAATAAGCGGGTTGAGTGTCGTAAGATGCGTAGGCGCTACAAGTACCTAGTGTACGATAAGGGCTTGGACAAAGATACCGCCCTTAACGTCGTGCTTGACAAAGCCGCCTGAACCTGCTACTCTGCCCCAACAATGAGGGCACCAGTTCTCTTTACCCGGCAAAGGGGTTAACATGTTTACGCGCAATACCGCCATTATCTACACTGTGGACTATGACTTCCGCAGGCGCGAGTGCGAAGTTACGGCGAGTGGTCACGCTACGGAGGTTATGCAGGCTGTGCATGATCTTTGCACCCATATCTTCCGAGGCCACGTTCGCTGGTGGTTTCAAGAGGTCAAAGGTGAATTGTCAGCTACCGACGCTGAGCAGGTTAGCGACATGGACTGGCAGTTCGTGATCGGCCTGGGTGATTAACATGCCAAAAACATCAGACGGTATAAACTATCTTACCGTGGGTGAGTTGATCGAAGAACTCAGTAAGCACGATAAGAACCTTCCAGTGATGACTGAGGGTTGTGACTGTTACGGCGAAGCCGACCACGTTTCGACTTTCGAGCGGTATCACGGTAACGGCGAGTACGAAACATTCGTGCTGATTAACCGGCAGGAAGCCGTAAGCCTCGCCGCCGATCCGAAACCACTGCTTAGCGAGGACATGCTGTGACCAAGACCGTTGACAAGCTTACACCTGCCGACTGGCAGCGTATGGACATTGCGGAGCTTATCGACCGCAACGAGTCTGCGAACTGGTCGGACATGGGTTGCTACAAAACCTCCACAGCACTGTGGACGCATGACTACAAGGTGAAGCGCGATAAGATCGCAACCCCTAGCATACTGGTTATCACGAACAGATCAGGTAAGGGTGCGTTCTTCCGCGATATCCCTAAGACCACTGACGGCTACACGATCCTGAACGTTGACACCAATAAGGTGTCTATGGTTATCGGCGGTCGTAGCCTGAAGATCGGCAAGGATTACCCCGCCGAAGTGAAGGTGCCGCATATCACAGTTACGCACTACCACGTCTTCCAGAAGTGTAACACCGGTAAGACTCAGGAGTGCCCGGACTGTAAGGGTATCGGCCTACAGGAGTTTAGGTGGGTACGCAACAAAGAGGGCAAGATGGACAAAGTGGGTATCCCCTGCGATACCTGCAATATGAAGGGTAACCTGCCTCTGCCCGATACTCAGGGTGATCGCCTGCTTAAGAAGCATTGGGACGTTGTTATCGTAGACGAAGCCCACAGGATGAAGAACCCTGATACCCACTGGACTAAGAACATCAAGAAACTGAAGTGTACCTATAAGCACATTATGACAGGAACGGGCTTTATTAACCGTCCTGACGAAATCTTCAGTCTGTTGCAGTTTCTCGATCCTCAGAAGTATACATCGTTTTGGGACTTCCGAGGGTACTTCTGCGAGATTGACGATTGGAGCGGTTGGGCCGTCGTTAAGGGTGTCTTGCCTCACCGCAAGGACGAGTTCCGTAAGCTCGTTAGAGAGTTTGGCCCTCGGCGCGAGAAGACTGAGGTACTTAAGCACCTTACCGAACCTGTCTACGAAGAGAAGGTTGTGGCGCTTTCACCGACACAGCGCCGCATGTACAACGATATCAAGCACGAACTGGAAACGCTCGACCAACAGGGTTATCCGATTACCAGCCCGAACGTGTTGTCTCAGCTTAACAGGCTCAGGCAGGTCTGTGTGGCTACGCCGGAAGTCGTAAGCGAGTATTACGACGAGAAGGAAGAACGGCGCGTTATCGAGATTAGGCTGGTAGAACCGTCATCTAAGCTCGACGCCTTTATGGAGGTCTTGGACGGTTTGCGGTGGGACGACGAATCTCGCCAACAGATCGTTGTCTTCTCTAACTTCAACGATCCGCTGGAACTGCTGACTAAGAGACTTGAGACAGCTAAGGTACCGTACATCTGGATGCAGGCTAAGGACAACGACGATACCCGCTTCCGCAAGTGGTATCAGGATTGGCCGACGAAGGAACATCAGGTCTTCCTTAGTACTGTTAGCCTGGGTGGTGAGTCTATCGACCTTACCTCCGCTCAGTACGTTTGCTTCCTTGACCAGTCTTGGAGTCCGAAGGACAACAACCAGGCGCGTGACCGTATCTGGCGTCCGGGGCAGGTTAACACTCCGGTCGTTATCAACCTCTTCGCCGAAGACACGGTTGACTACTACGTGCTGGATAAGCTCAAGACGAAGCAGAACTGGTTTAACGAAATCTTCGGTCGTGATGAAAGCGCAATCCCGCCCGAACTGCTGAAAGGTCTAGCAGCATGAAGCGTGATTACCCTCACCTGTTTACGGAGGAAGAGGAAGAAGCGTTGCTCTACGGTTTAGACGAGTTACTCGCGGTAGATCAGACGATACTGGAACGGAAGTTTAAAGACCTCGATACTCTCATGGGTATCCTTAAGGATGAATGGGAGAACGACATGCTTATCGGTGACGCAGGCGACTTGCTCAAGAAACTAGGTGTAGTCACGTGAGTACACTGGCTATCGGTGATTGGGCGGTTCTTCCACTTTCGGTGGCTCTGCGCGATCTTAAGGATGCCGACCATCTAACCATTACACGCCGACGTAACGGGCCGCGTGTAGAGATGCTTCTTATAGAGGCGGTCATGCCTGACGGGTCTACTAAAGAAATCGGAGTCTACGAACCGGAAGTCGAGGTATCGCAATGAGAACGATACAAACGGTAGTTGAGGATGATCGCAGTAACTTCCAGAAGGCGGAAGAGTGCCTCATTAAGCTAGACGAGGCAGGTCTACCGGAACGTCAGCTAGCTAACCTCCGTACAGCGGCTATCACGTTTGCAGTGCTCGCTGTGGTAGAACAGTTGCAAGACCTGCGAGGCTGGCCGGTACCACGAACATGACCCTTCTTGCCATTTTTTGGGTTGTGTGTGTTATCATCATGGTTTGCCAGTTTATATGGTGGGTAACCCGTGGCCGACACTGACCGCCATAAGGAAGAGCGTAGGGTTCGTAGGAACACTGCCATGCATAAGCTGATTAAGACCCAGACCGAGCGTGGACACACCTGTTGCCTGGATAAGCCCGATGTACCGGATAACTTCCGTAGGTGCATCGACTGTACTAAGCCACTTGACAACAGCGAAGATTCATGCTAAGGTGCTGTCTTCCCCCCTCCCCCTGTCGCACAGGGACGCACAGGCGGGCCAAGCGTTATCAGCGGCCCGAGCTACATAAACCGCACTAGACCGCTAAGACGGTCAGGCCAAGGTCAGGAGCAGAACCATTGGCTAGCACGACAACAGCAGAGCCTCTCGCACCGCCGGTAGTCCCTAGTAAGTGGGATATCATCCCCATTCACACTAGCGACCGTGGTGCCTTTAAGGAGTGTCGGCGCAGGTGGGCTTGGTCTTCACCGAGTCGCCGCAACCTTTATCCTCGCATCGCTGCTATGGGTGTCTACATGCCGTTTTGGTTCGGTACGGGCATCCACAAGGGTATTCAGCATTACTACAGTAAGCTGAGTGAGAACCCGGCAGACGTGTTTCTCGCGTGGTTCGATCTTGAGTGGAACGGTGGGCTTGTCCACGAAACCGAGCTTCCTAGTGGTTACGCCGATAGGAACCCTGTTCCGCAAGAGAACGGTTACTACCACGTCGCAGGCATTAAAGACCTGATGCCTTCCGCCGATGAGCGTTACGACGAGTTCATGGAGCATAAGGAGCTTGGCGTCGGTATGCTCAACTACTTCGTTGAGTACGCCGAAAGGCACGACGACTTCCGTATAGTCGCTAACGAGCATCTGTTCTCTGTGCCTATTCTCGGTGAGAACGGCAGGCCCATGTACGCGGAGGATAACCGCGTTATGCCGGAAGATTGGGAACCTTCGGAAGAAGAGAACATCTACGGCAGGATTAACATGGGTAAGAGAGGTCGTATCTTTAAGCAGGTTCACGCTCGCGGTCGCATGGATCAGATCGTCCAGATGAACGAGAGTGGACGTTACAAGATTCGTGACTACAAGACCGCTGGTAAGCTCGATGACGATTACTTCGCGCATCTTGAGCTAGACGAGCAATGCACCACTTATCTGTGGGCAGGGCCGTTGGAAGCACAGATGTACGGTTTGGAGTATACGGACATTACGACGATTGACTACGTTGCAATCCGTAAAGCGTTTCCAAGGCCGCCTACTCCGCTAAAGAATAGTATGCCGAGTATGGACAGGCAGAAGGAAAGCACCACAGCAGAAATGTTTGCTCAGTACATTAAGGATAACAACCTTAAGGTCGTGTACGACGGCAGCGTGAAGATGCAGGAATACTACGCTTATCTGCTAGAGCGTGGAGAGAAGCAGTTTGTATGGGTTGAGTCTACGCACCGTAATTCAGCGCAGATCGCTAACGCAGGTTTGCGGCTTTACTACGAGGCCAAGGACATGCTCGACCCCGACCTCATTCTGTATCCTAATCCCTCTAAGAACTATAGCTGCACTCGTTGTCGGTTCCGCTCTCCCTGCATCGCAGCAGAAGACGGTTCCGATTGGGAAGCTATGCTTAGGGGCAACTACATCGAGAACCATGATAGATAACGTAATCACAGGTGGCAGGCAATCAGGCCGTACTACGAGGCTGATTGAGCTTTGCGCCGAAGCTGAGGCTAAAGGTGAAGTGTCCTACATCGTGTGCCAGTCCCATAGCGAGTGTTATCGCATTGCTAAGCTCGCTGAGACTATGGAACTGAGGATTGCGTTTCCTATCTCTTACGACGAGTTTCGCAGCATTGGGCAGGGTCACTTCATTAAGAACTTCTACATCGACAACGCGGATACGTTGCTTGAATGGCTCGCTGGCCCTGTTAGCGTTAAGGCCATAACGGTGCAAACGTAATGGACGTTATCATCGTAACAGACCCGAGCCAGCTTCCGGCTCCGCTTCGGGAGCTTATGGGCGATCTAATGGAAGACGAGATTAGTCGCCTTAAGTCCGAAGACGACCTTAACTACGAAGGCTGGTACTGCATCAACGTTCAGCCTCGTAAGTGTCAGCACTGCGGTACGATGATGACGTACGTTGAGCCGCCGAACCTTCACCTTATCATCGTTTGGGAAGAGAAGGATGATCCCCACATGCTTGAAATGGCTCAGAGACTTAAGGATGGTAGACCGGAGATTGATCCTGATATCCGTGAGTATCATCCTATGATGGGTCACTGCATTTCGTGGGAAGACGTGATTAGTTTCCTTGACGACATTCCCGACGAAGATGACTAAGCTCGACTCCGCTACAATCGCAGCATTGCTTAAGAAGGCCGACGAGCCTAAGTCGGTTAACCAGGCACCTTCACGCGAAGGTCTTGTATGGTGTGAGTTCTGCAAGGGCTACTACAACGAACACCATTACGGACGGGAGGTAGACGAGTAATGCTAGGTAAACTCGTAGGCAAGGTTCTCGGAGAAGTCATCGCTGCTCCGCTTACTATCCCTGCTGAAGCTATCAAGCAGGCTGAGAAGGCAATGGACGAAGCCTTCTCCGACGAGGACGATAAGAAGGAAAAGAAGTAATGGCTACGGTATATCGTTGTGACGGGTGCGATAAGGAGTCCAAGAACTACAACCCCTTTACTGGTGTTACTGTCAGTTACGACAGTAGAGTTCCTGACCATGAGGAACCTAAGACATACGACTTCTGCACTACTTGTCTCGGCAGCTTCAGAAGGAGCATTGAAGTGCTTACGACGGTTAGAGCAGACAAAGCAGCCTGAAAGGAGGTGAATCATAGCTACTGCCGTTAAGACCAAGCCGACTGTTAACTCGGCTTTGCGAGATACGCTTGGTGTGAAGCCTCCTGCTGAAAGCGTCGAGTTCCTTAATCTGCTCATCTACGGTGAGCCTGGTGTTGGGAAGACTCGTCTTGCTGGAAGTGCTGCTGACCACGAAGATACTTCTCCTGTGCTTATCCTCGATATTGAAGGTGGGGTTATCTCTTTGCGCGAAAGCCCTACCATCGACGTTATTCAGCTACGAGATATCGACAAGCTTGTTGACGTGTATAACAAGCTGGAAGAGCATAAGGGTGGAGGCTACAAGACCGTCGTTATCGACTCTCTTAGCGAGCTTCAGAAGCTAGACATGAAGACAGTGATGGAGCAAGAGTACAACGCTAATCCACAGAGAGTTGACAAGGACGTTCCCACACAGCGAGCATGGGGTAAGTCGCAGGAACGTCTACGCCGCATCATTCGCGGGTTCAAGGACTTGCCTGTGCATACCATTATGACCGCTAAGGTTACGTCCGTGACCGACGAGCAGACCAACGTTACGCACTACTACCCGGCATTTCCTGGTAAGATGCGTGGCGATGCTCCGGGGTTCTTCGACGTTGTGGGATACATGCGTATCAGGGAGGAACAGAATGGCAAAGTAAGGAACCGCGTGTTGCAGATCGCAGCTAGCAGTAAGGTAGTTGCGAAGGATCGTACGGATAGTCTCGGTATCGTGGACGGGGAACATACCGGCGTTGTTATCAATCCGACTATCCCCGACATGTGGCAAGTCATCAACAGTACCAACAAGTAAAAGGAGAGGAATAGTGGGTCTTAACCTGAATATGTCCGAGGCGGATCTTAAGGGCTTTGAGCCTCTTCCCGCTGGTACCTACGACGCTACGGTCTACGAGGTTACGATGCGTCAGACCAAGGGTGGCGAGGGTGCGAAGCTTCCCGCCGGTACGGACATGCTCAACGTGCAGTTCAAGATCGACGGTGGCGAGTACGATAACCGCCGTGTCTTCCGTAGCTTCATCATCGCCCCTGCTAAGGTCGATGGGAAGAAGTACGAGAAGAAGGCCATGTTCGACGGTATGCTCGCTAAGTTCTTCATGGCTATCGGCTATGAAGAGAGCGAGGTTATCTCGGACAGCTTCGAGCCAGAGTTCGATGAGCTGGCTGGTCGTGAGTGCCGCGTTACTCTCAGTGTCGTCCCTGGTGACGATGAGAAGGGTTACGAGCCTCGCAACGATGTTAAGGCAGTTCGTCCTCGGGCAGAGGCAACGGCTGGTTCGGCACTGATCTAAGGATCGGTAGATGCGCTAAAGGGGTTGTCTTACGGCAGCCCCTTTGGTGCGTCAATCGCTCATGCCGACCGCTAAGTCAGAAATCCGTAGCACGTTCTTTGACTACCTCTTTGGGGATAGTCCAGGCTACCTTTGTATCGGTCTGATCGACCCGAAGAAGGCTGAGCGGAAACTGAAGCAGCGATTCTTCTCATGGCCCACCGAAAAGGAATTCGTGCTGGACTATATCGAGAAGAACTATAGCGGTAATAACGTTTACTTCTGTACTTCGCTGTTGGACGGTAAGCAGCGTCGTAAAGAGAACTGTCTACCTGGCCGCTTGGTCTGGGCAGACTTGGATACTTGCAAGCCTGAAGAGGTTAGCCCGTATCCGTCCGTTGTTATCGAGTCTAGCCCTTCGCGGTACCAAGCACTGTGGAGGTTGGTAGAGTCAGTACCGCCCGACGTAGCTGAGGACTACAGTAAGCGCATTGCGTACGCTTACAACAGTAACGGGGCTGATCCGTCGGGTTGGGACTTGACACAGCTTCTCCGTGTTCCGCTCACGTACAACTACAACCACGGTGATCCTGCTGAAGTGTTGCTCGTATCGGCCAAGGAGGATATGGTCGATATCAACACGTTTGAGCAGATGGAGCTTGACGCGCTCAGAGAAGAGAGTGGTGATCCGGCTCTAGACGAACCACTGCCTACCGATCTACCCGACGTTTCGCAGGTTATCTACAAGTATTCGCAGGAACTCGGTAAGACAGCTTTTCAGGGTTTGTACACTAGACCGCCTGATCCTGACGAGAACTGGTCAGGGTTGCTATGGCGGCTTATCTCAATTTGCGTTGAGAGCGGTATGACCAACGTAGAGGCTTACGCTATCGCTAGCACCGCCGCTTGCAATAAGTACGCTAGGGATCGTAGGCATCCTGCCCACCTGTGGCGCGACGTTCTCAAGTGTGACCTTGAGCATCGTAAGCTCGTTACGATCATGGAGGTCAAGAATGCTCTCAACATGCCACAGTTGGTTAGCGAAGATGCAGGTACGGAATGCTTCATCGACACGTACCGAGAGTGGGCTAGTAACAGTACGGACGCACCGCCACAGTACCACGAACTCGGTGCTGCAATCCTGCTTAGCTCCATCCTGGCAGACACCATCAAGATACCGACTAACTCAGCTACGCTGGTTCCTAACCTGTGGGGGCTTATCCTAGGTGACTCAAGCCTAGCCCGTAAGTCCACCAGCATGCGTATGGTTACTGACATCATTCACGATGTAGACGAGGACAGCATGCTTGCGACAGGTGGTACGGCTGAAGGTATTATGAGTGGTCTGGCGGCTAGACCTTACAAGGTCAGTCTCATGTATATGGATGAAGTCTCACGTTTGTTCGATGAGATCAATAGGAAGGATTACCTTGCAGGCTTTCCTGAAACGCTTACTCTGCTGTATGACAGTCCGGCGTTTCTTGCACGTATGTTGCGTAAGGACACGATCACTGTCACGCATCCTGTGTTCCTCTTCTTCGGAGGTGGTATCCGCGATAGGGTGTACGAACTCGTTAATGAGTCGTACGTCCTAAGCGGATTCTTACCACGTTTCCTCGTAGTGTCAGGTGAAGCCGACCTGTCACGTATGAGGCTTACAGGCCCACCGACCACAGAGAACCTCGCAGGAAGGAATGACATAGTAGAGAAGCTAACGGAACTGCACAACGAGTACGTCAAGTACGGCAACATGCTTGGTAACACGTTGACTGTTCCGATTAAGCAGGAAGCTCACCTAACGACGAAAGCCTGGGAACTCTTCAACATGATCGAGACAACGCTTACGCATGAAGCCAACAACTCAGCTATTAAAGAGCTGGCCGTGCCTACCTTCATTCGTATGGCGTTTAGCTGTCTCAAGCTCGGGGTACTGCTCGCAGCAGTTCGCCAGGTGCCGTCGAAGGATAACACGATTAAGGTGGAAGCCGATGACTTGGCTAACGCGGCACGTTATGTCCAACAGTGGGGTCACTACTCCGTAGAACTGCTCCACAATGCTGGCCGCACTCAGAGCGAACATCAGCTTCAGCGCATCTTGCGTGCTATCAAGTCTAAGCCTGGTATCAGCAAGTCCGAAATCATGCAGAACTACAAGCTGTGGGCTAGGGACGTAGACCCGATACTTGAGACTTTGATGCAACGCGGGGAAGTCCACGTTAAAAAGGAAGGAAGGGGTATTAGAGTATGGCCGGTGTAGACAAGGTGCCTGGTATGCGTAAGAACGGCCCACCTGTTATCGAAGAAGACGAGATTGAGAAGCTTTCAGGCCAAGAACTGATCGACGCTCTTAACGCTGAGATTGGTAACTGGAACCAGTCGGGCATGCATCCTCAAGCCGTCGATCACGATTTCTTCGCTATGGACGTTCAGCTCGGTACGGTGGTTCAGACGATGATCGACCTTGAATTGATCGACGTGGACGACTTCAACGATCGCTACCGGCGTAGGTTCCTTCGCAAGCTTACCACCATTCGTAGTGATACTGTCAAGCAGCGCATTACGGCTGGTGTGCCTGGTGTCGGCGACAGCGGTATTGTCATTGCGCGTTAGGCTAACACCCAATCAGGAGGCATTCACTATGCGTATCGAGATTCGCAGAAACAAGAGCTTGAATCCGTTTAACAGGTACTACTACGTTATCGTTGCTGCCAACGAGGAAGACCTATCAGTGAGCGAGCCTTACTTCAGCAAGTCTAATGCCATGCGCGCTGCTAACAGGGTTGCTAACGAACTTGGCATGCGAGTGAAGGATACCACCAAGAAGGAATACACTAAGCACGGTGGGTTCAAGTAGTGAGACACTGGCAAATTGCGCTTGGTCGTATCCGTCTTCGTGGCCCTGACGAGCCTCATTTCAACAAGGACGTTAAGTACGTGTACAACCATATAGCTCAGCTAGAGGCGAAACTGCGGGAAATCAGACAGGCATGTCGTGAGGGTCACGGCGACGATCTGATTGCAGAGAAGACTGTGGCCGCATTACAGGAAGAAGGCGATTAATGTCTAAAAGCTACGATAGAGATAGTTGGCAGGGTATCCTGCTCATTACCGTACGTGACTTGATCTTCGCAATTCTGATCGGTGCTGCTGTTTTTGCAATTCTCTACTTCGGAGACTTGTAATGGTCATCGGATTTACAGGTCGTAAAGGCACAGGCAAGGACACCGCCGCTCAGTACTTCGTAGGCAAGTACGGGTTTACTAAGGTTGCCTACGCCGACGTGCTTAAGGAAGCTGCTGCTGAGTTGTTCGACGTTCCTGTGGAATACATGGATAAGTACAAGAACAACGTTAATGCTCGCGTTAAGTTCCTTGTCGGTTATGAAGCGATCATGGGCGCATACCACGTTCACGAAGATATGTCTCTCAGAGAGTTTCTACAGCGTTTCGGCACTGAAATGGGTAGAGAAGTCTTCGGGCCTAGCTTCTGGGTTGACCAGCTTAAGCGTCGGATGGACGAAGGCACCATGCGTGACAACTACGTCATTTCGGACGTTCGTTTCAACAACGAGGTTACGCTGTGTGACTACGTTATTGAGATTGTACGCGACACAGTTCAAGGGCCAGATGTACATGTCAGCGAGCAAGGACTAGACGAGGAACTCATCCATTTCATCGTCGTTAACAACAGTACAGTCGCAGAACTCCACAAGCGTTTGGAAGCATGCTTTACGGAGATGCTCAGTGCAAGACAACAAGCAAATACTTGAAGAACTCCACACGCTTCGTAAGCTGCAACAAGCCACAGAAGAACGTATCAATCAGCTAGAAAGGCAACTGAGGTATAAGACTACAATGAAGGTAGCTAAGAACGGAAACATCTATAGAGGCGTTCTCTGCTCAGACCTGCGACCCTACGTTCAGGAGTGGGTAGACATGGGACGAACGCTAGGTGCGCTAGCCGACAACGCAGGACTATCCGAGGGTGCTATCGTTCGCATCCTGAATAACAAGCAGGACATGGTTAGAACCGATACAGCAGACAAGCTGCTTACTGCGCTAGGTCTGCCGCACATCTTCAACGAGCTGGTACCCGAGCCACCGGAGAGTCAATACTATGAAGAGTAAAAAGAGCGTTCCGCAGAAGTTCATGCAAAGACCCACAGTGCAGGCTTTTCAGCGCATGGTTAAAGAGAGCCTTCCCGGTGAAGGCCGCGCTAAGAAGGCTAGTCGTATTCACAAGCGTAAGACCAACAAACACGGAAGGCAGCATCCATAATGGCTAGGGACGAACAACAGTTTGAGCGTAAGCCAGCACTCGTTACAAGCTCTAGGCACGAAGTCTACCTGAAGATTCCGCTCGACGCACCTAACTGGCGTATCGACTGGAATAGCGAACAGGCGTGTTGGACGTTTTACGGCTATTCGCAGGAAAGTATCGAAGACGCGAAGGGTAAGCTCATGGGCCTCGCAACTACGATCATTCAGGAATTGAACAAGTGATCCGTAAGCTGTTTAAGTACCAAATTTGGTACGTAGTGTTTAGCGTATACTTCGTGTTTATGTCGTACTATAACCACAGTGTTACGTTCGGGATTCTAACAGGCGGTTATCTATCTATGGTTGGGCACCACGCTTGGATGACTTATAAGGAAAGGAAAGTCAATGCCGCAAACGATGTTTGAAATGGTTAAAGAGTTCCATGAGAAGTTCGGGCTAGCGGTCGGACATGGGCCTATCCCGTTTCTGCACGAAGACCTCGATAACGAAGAACTGTACACGCTTAGAGATCGTCTACACAAAGAAGAATGGAAAGAGCTGCAAGACGCATGGGAAGACGAGAACCTCGTAGAGTACGCCGATGCGCTTTGTGACCTTATCTACGTGCTGTGTGGTACAGCAGTGTCGTTCGGTATTGACCTCGACAAGTGCTTCCGCGAGGTTCACCTTAGCAACATGAGCAAGCTAGACGAGGACGGTACCGTTCACAAGGACGAGTACGGTAAGGTCATTAAGGGCGACGGTTTCTTCCAGCCCAACCTACGCGATATCATCTACCCACAGCCTGCACCGTGATTGTCAAGATCATACATAGGCCCGAAGCACTACGTTACGACGTTTACCTTTACAACGACGACCATAGCTATTCCGGTTACGTTAACACGGATGGTATAGTCATTTGGGAACGCTATGAACCTGGCACTGCTCCAAAGGCTTTCAACGTGTTTGACGAACAAGTGTTCAACGCTCTCAGACAGGCCATGATCGGTGAAGCTATTGATAAGGACGATGCTCTCCATGATGCACGTAACATTCGTGATCGGTTGCTAACGATGGTCGAGAAAGAATGGGATGCGAAGGTGCAACATGGCTGAGACAGTAGAAGCCGTACAGTGCTACCTAGAAGGTGTAGGGTGGGTACTGTGGCCTACGCCAACAGGCAGACCTGCACCGCGAATTACCGATTACGAGGTTCAGGATCTTAAGCCGCGTATCTTCGAGAAGCCAAACGCGAAAGGCCAGAAGTTTTGGTACAAGCGAAATCCGTCTATGTACTGTTGGGACGTGACGTATGAAGAAGCACCCTTTAGCTGATTGTGACGGTTGCCCGTTGCAGAAACGGGACGCCGCTTACACCACCGGCCCGGAGAACGCTTCGGTTGTGCTGGTTAGCCGTAGTCCAGGGCGTAAGGATGCCGAGAAAGGTAAGCCCTTTGCTGGCATGAGCGGCAAGGTTGTTGACTACCTACTGGAAGAGAACGGCTACAAGCGTGAACAGATCAAAACGACAAACATCGTCCTCTGCGAAACGGAAGACCCGCCGAAAGAAGCGATCCGACGGTGTAAGGCACGGTTGGATGCCGACATGGATAGCGCCGATACGATCATTGCTGCGGGTGCGGAACCGGCGCGAGAGATAGCGAAGACAAGTCTGCAAAAAGGACGGGGTATCGTACATGAGCGTGTTAGCTCTGATTTCAGGATTCAGCGAGTCATCGTCACCAACAATCCTGCTGCTGTCATTCGTGATAGCGACAACTTCCCTAACTTGGTCAGTGATTTTCGTCTTGCACTCAATCCTCCTGCGAATCCAGTCCTCCCTACTGTTGACGTTTGTGATAGTCGAAAGTCTGTACTGGCTGCTATCCGTGATATTGGTAGTAGAGGGTTTGTTGCTGCTGACCTTGAAGGTCACAGGCCACACATAGAGTGTGCTGGTTTCTCGTTTAACGAAGACCACGCTTACGTCTTCACGCGCAAGGGTATTGAGTCTACATGGCAGGAGTTCAACGATCTACTAGTTAGACGAGATATCGAATGGCTGTGGCACAACGGCATCTACGATGTTAAGCTGCTTAAGGACAATGATATCAATGGGCACATCGACCACGACACCTTTGCTATGTCGTACGTTCTCGATGAAAGACCAGGTACACATTCTTTGGGCTACTTACTTAGGCTTCATTGTGGTTGGCCGAATTATGAGCCTGAAGCGGTTGAAAAGTACAAGGAAACAGGAGTGCTACCTGATGATCCTTACGAACTTTACACGTACAACGGTAAAGACACAGGAGGAACGTTCCAGCTATATAATCTGCTGAAGTCGCGGGTAGTCGAAGAAGAAATGGATGACCTCGTTAAGAAGCACTACATTCCGTTCTTCAACAAACTGACGGATATCGAGCGACGGGGATTCGTTTACGATATCGAACGTGCTTGTGATCTTAACGAGGAAGTAGTCATTCCGCTGATTCGTGACCTTACAGATGAGCTAGGGAGTATCGCCGGTGCAGAACTATACAACCCTATGTCCACTAAGCAGACAAGAGCTATTGTCTACGATACGTGGGGACTTAAACACAAACTTCGTGATAGTGGTAAGAAGAAACGGCAGACCGGTTTCGATAAAGATGTGCGGCGCGAGATTAGAGAAGGACGATTTGACAGCAATCCACGCGCGAGAGATAAGCTCGTTGAGTTCGCTACCGTATATGATCGTTTCAGAACTATTGAGACACAGCGGGGCACCTTTATCGAGGGACTCATTAAACGAGTTCAAACCGATGGAAGACTGTACTGTGAGTTTAACCCTTGTGGTACCGTCACAGGACGGACTTCATCCCGTAACCCAAACTTTCAGAATATCACCCGAGAAGCGCGGGACGTGGTTCCGGGGATTAGAACTCTATTCCTTCCTACCCCTGGAAACGTACTAGTTTCGGCAGACTTTTCTCAGGCAGAGCTACGAGCCATTGCAGTGCTGTCTGACTGTTCACCTCTTAAGAGCATATATACTGATAGCAGCCGTTCTCTGCACAAAGAGACAGCAGCACGGTTCTACGGTGAGAACTACACCAAAGAGGAATACGTCAAGTCTAAGAACATTAACTTCGGTGTCTGCTATCTACAGTCGGCGGAAGCGTTCTCACAGATGTACACGATGCCAGTGCAGGAAGCGAGGGATTACATTGGAACGTGGTTTAACACTTTTCCTGAGATTGCTGAATGGATTGCTGAGGTTTCTGATCGGGTAGAGAAGGAGAACGAGCTAAGGAGTCCATTCGGTGCTAAGCGACGGTTCCACCTAATCACGCCTGAGAACCTTAAGGAGTGCATCCGTGAAGGTGTCAACTTCCTACCGCAGAATACAGCCGGTCTGCTCACTATGGCGGCTATCATCGAAATCGAGGACGCCGGTATCCCGGTCATTAACTCGGTTCACGATTCTATTGTGGTTGACGTACCTGAAGACGAGGTAAACGACGTTGCCGCCACCATGAAGACTATCATGGAACGACAGGCTTACGACAAGCTAGGGTGGGAACTGCCCTTTAAGGTCGATATCAGCGTTGGCGAGAATTGGGGCGAACTTGAAGAAATGGAGGTTATCCCTCTTGCCGCGTGAAACTGCGATACGCGGGAGGCTGATCCTGGGTAGGCTGTGGGGGTCTTGGGAACGGTACTGCGCTCACACCGCGATTCCCTGCACTGGTGGCTACGTGCGAGGCAGAGCCGGTCTACCCTTACCGACGACATGGCCGAAACCGCAGATCGCCGCACAGCGCCTCGATACTTCACTTTGTAAAGTAATGCTAAGCACGAAAAGGAGGTAAGACAGGTATGGCCGACGAAAAGACCTTTAAGCCCAAGCAGCCGCCTACCAGCTTTTCGGCGTCTGCACTCGACAACGCGGTTAGGGATCTCTACGTCAAGGTGTTCGGTAAGCAGCCTCCGACCGGTGTGTCCATTGCCGATTGGAAGCGGTACGTGGAGTCTAGTGGTCGTTGGGATGGTGCCGAAGCTGGCGGTCTTAGGGACACCTTCAACGCTGACATGTACTTTGTGGATCAGGTGAAGGAACACCTCGATAACGTCGATGGACGCGAGAAGATTCATTACGAGGAACTTACGGACGAAATCGCTGTGCTGAGGTCGCAGATCACCACAGCCCCTTTCCCCACGCAATGACCGCTTGGGGCTTTAGTAACGGTAGCCTCGGTGGAGTCGCTACATTCGCTACTAGAGCCGCCGCTCGCGGTTATAAGTGCGCGAGCCTAGAGTACGACGATTACGGCAATGACGCTCGTTGGCCTGCCTTCCGCGATGCTTGCCATCAACAGCAGCTTTGGGCAGGTGTTTGGTTCACTAACTCGATGAACCTGCAAGCGTGTCCTTTCGACGCCGACTTCGTTGTAGCAGAGCTAGAGGATGAAGACGACTATCGGGGTATCATTCAACACACCGATACCCTGCCTAGTGTGTCAAGGGCGGTTATTACCAACTTCGTTCCGCTCGTTGACAGTACGGGCTATAGGCCGGATAAGGCCAAGCCGATCATCGACATGGGCTACGCATGTCTGACCGAATGTTACATGGGAGTGAGTGAAAACTTCTCTCCCCCGCGTATGGACTTTACCGCCAGAGTACAGCTCGGTTGGCCTCATACGCAGCCTGTCTTCGGTACATACGGTAAGCCACTAGCTGAATACGCTCAGTGGCAGAAAGGTGGATGGGGGGTTTATCTTGCAGAGTACGAGTATTGATAAGCGCGACCAGCGTGATCCTGAAAAACTGTATCAGCGCATTAAGCAGGTGCAGGAGAACAACAAGGACATGACGTTCTTGCAAGCCTGCGATGCAGTGCAAGAGATGTATAACGCTCATACAAAGGGTAATGGTCATGCCACTCACTGAAGGGCAGTTTCCGTACACAGGGCCATATGGTTTGGCCGACGGGCCTCTTAAGTCCAAAGGCCCCACAGCAGAGGCACTCAAGCGTTACTTCGGTAGAGTAGGTCTACTCGATTGGGCAGACTACGACCAGCATTACAACAAGAAACTGTGGGAGCTGGTTGCCGACCTTAAGATCGCTCACAAGATCAGAAGCAAGAGCGATCCGCGAGATGGAAGTTACGGAAAAGAAGTGTGGGAAGTCGTTAGGAACCGTAGAGTTCCTGAAGGCCCGCATAAGGGTGAATGGGCACTAGACGAGTACAGCCGAAAGATCGTGCAGGACGAGGCTAAGCTAACTGCAACATCGCAGGAAGTACAGAAGGTTCAGTTCTATATCCGCGAGTTCTGGATTAAGGCCATTAACGTGAACTATGCGTGGCACTACTCACAGAACCGTCCGTTCGATCCGACTGTTAACCCGAGTAGCGGAGGATTCAGCGATTGCTCCGCTATGGTCGTACAGTCGTTCAAGTACGCTGCCGACAAGTCCGGCTTCGCAGTACCCGATCCTGCTAAGTGGCTATATCGTGGTTACGGCAACACCGACTACTACGAGGACGACTGGCATCATATCGGCGCTCCGTTCCGTATCGGTGATCTTGCACACTTCCACAGTGAAAGGCATGTGGTGGTCTGCATCAAGCCCGGTAACTTCAATACGGCGCAGTGGGGTTCTAACGGGTCTGAACGGGCACCTGAGCTTATTAACCCAATGAGCAGTTACTACCGGTTCCCGAACGAGTACATGTTCACAGTGCGACCCCCGCTAACCGCACAGGAGTTGAAGGATGGAGTGTAACATCGTATTGCACGAAGGCAGAGATGTGGTCGATGTGTTCGTTAAGAACGAAGCAGAGCATTGGTTGCTTCCCGATGGTTTCTGGAATTTAGAGCCTAGACCCCTTCTTAGTGTTCCTAGAGAGATATGGGAACTCATGGTCGGTAGTGCGATAGAGCTTTCCTTCGACGAAAGGAAGGAATAGTGGGATTTGAGAAGCGAGATACCACAGAGATTGATAACATGCTTCAGCGCGAATTGCCTGACGAAGAGGGTGGTATTGTAGTGGGGTGGGTTATCGCGTATGAAGTTGCTGGCGTCGATGGTCAGCGAGCAGCGGGGTTCCTCCGCGAAGGTAGCGCGTCAACGCCGTGGCAGGCTGTAGGGCTGCTACAGTGGGCCGGTGCCGCTATCATGTCTAACGCTATGGGTAGGGGCGAATGAAAGACGATAACGATTACTACTACAGGCAGACCATGCGTAGAGATGAAAACGACATAATCTTTAACACTCGCAACATGGTACCTAAGTGGACAAGATTGTGTTGGTGGTTGTCGCGTAAGCTAGGTGGAATCAAAGTGTTCGGTAAGCAGGACTTGACGTAATGACGACCGTTGCATGCTTTGACCCTGGAATCACCACAGGGCATGCTGTCGGCGTAATGGAAGACGGTCTAATGAAGGTTAGGTGTGGTCAGACCGCTTTCGACCATATCATGCTGTACGACCAGCTACAGCTACTTAAGCCGGACATGATCGTAGCAGAGGAATTCGAGTTTAGAGGCAGAGCGCGGAAAGGGCTAGAGCTATACCCGCGTGAGCTATTAGGCGTGTTAGAGCTGTACTGCCAGCAAAACAAGATACGGCTGTTCAGACAAAAAGCCGCTACTGGCATGGCGTACTACTCTAACGAGAAGTTGCAGCGTGACGGGCTGTACATTCGCGGTAAGCCTCACGCGATGGATGCTCTACGTCACCTGCTCCACTGGTACACCTACGGTTATGGGTTCCAGTTCAATACTAGTGGTTACGAAGCTGAGAACAGGAGGAAGAAGTGATTATCGAGATTGTCGCACAAGAGGGTCTGTTTGCTGTTAAGCTTCCCGACGGTTGGGAAAACAACGACATGCCGGATACGTTTGATACGCGAGGCGACGCGATTAACTGGGTTCTCGCCAACTACCCCGACGCAGTGATTGAGCACGTTCACGCTGACTACGAGCTAGAGTAAGTTAGGAGGTGATGCCTTGTCTACTCCTGATACGGAGAACTCATAGCTAAGCCCCCTGCCTTACGGTAGGGGGCTTAACAAGGTAGAAGGGCCGGTAACGCCCGCAGGAGAGGTAACGGTACCGGCCCTTCTTTTGTGCCCTAGACCCTGTAGCTAGGGCACAGGTGTTGGCACGACAACAGGTGGTTCAGTCGTCGGCGGGTCTGGAATCTGATAGACCAGGGCCAACGCCGCGAAGAACGCACCAATTGCCGTAACCAATTCAAGCTGTGAAACAACGCGATCATCGAATGCTGGCACAAGCGCCGCAATGAACGCTCCTGCCGCTCCGATCAGTGACTTGATTGCTCCACCGTAAACACCCGGAACGTTGTCAACAAACGCTGTCAACGCGCCCGATGCAAGTACGGCCCCTAGAGCGATAAGCCACGTCTGCGTGTCAATATCGCCGAAGTCCGTATGACCGGTGAGAGCAGTAGTCAACGCTGCAATGACCGCCATGATGAGAGCGATCAGTGCTTTGACGTTACCACTAGCTGTCAACTCTAACCTCCTTGTAGGGTGGATAACAGACTAACCCTGCGGTTGTCAGTCTGTACTGGTAGCCGCCTTTACGACCTCGCGGCAATTCTGTAGCGGAGCTAGCTTGTCAATGAACACGTAAACGTCGGGTCTTGCGTCCGGCGGAATACCTTGCTTTCGCAGGAAACGTGCAAGGTTCAGATGACGCTCGTTTTGTGATCTACAGGTAGTGTAGATTGTTTCGCGTCTTTGCTGCTGAATCTCCATGCTCAGCTTTAGACTCTGTGCAGCGAGTACTTGTGTTTGCTCAGCGACTTTCTGTGTATCATCGGCCTGTTGTTTATACAGGAAAAGCAGTACTCCAATCGCTAGCGCCATAGCGAAGACGATTACGATGTACGCACCGGCAAGGTGGTTACCAATGTACCTCGGTATTCTCTGCGGCATTAGTTACGATCCTCCGTTTCCGTTCTTTTTGAAACCGAACAAGAAGCCTGCGACAATCACCATCACCGGTGTAACTATCGTCAATCCGGTATAGTCCTTAAGAAACAAACTAACCAGTGACACGATTGCCCACACCCCGGCGACGACGAGGGCAATGATGTAAACTAGCTCATCTCTGTTCACGACGCTTATGGTATCCATTTCTTTTATGACAGGACGCATACCCTAAACTATATCCGACAGCAAACAGCAACACACACGTTAGTACGAACGAAATAGTCAAACCAACTCACCGGCTTTCAATGAAGGCAACCATCGGTAGAACTGTGTCCGTCTGATTACTTGCGCTCCAAAACAAGTCCAACCAACTTCATTGACTCCCCCTTGTTCTTCGGTTTCAAGACCGATATAGAACGTACCCCTGATAGAAGTGTCATTGGAGTATTGGACGAGATGCCAGTCTTCGGTTGTGTCTCCGACAGCGGTATAGAAACCCCACTGCTCGACTGTTGAAGGTGTAATCCTGATACCGAGTTTAGAAGGTCTTTGAGGATCAAAGTCAACAATCACATCACCAGCTATATCATCCCACGTACCAGTCGAGCCACTGTACTTGCGAAAGAAGTATGACTCAGTGATACCGCCACCAAAGCCTGACGAGTAGCCAACGTAGCTAACCGGATCGGTCAGTGCAACGATCCTGTGGGATTCTAGCGCGGCACCTAGTCCCGACTCAGGCCGACAACCGTAAGCTTCGATAATGTTGCCATTGAACGTTTCAGCGACATACATGCTGCCATTGACGGCAAACTCCACAGTACCGATAATCGCTGACCCGTCGCCTTTACTCTGCAATGGGAACCTCGCCCACGAATACCACTTGCCTCCATCGCTAAGAGGGTTCTCGCCAGGAGGGAAGTCATTATCCGGGTAAATCTCGGTAGTGTTGTCGAAAGCAGCCATTACCAGATAAGGTCGATATCTACTTCTTCACGAATGTTAGAGATAGCAACTTCGACTGGCATCTGAGTGACTCTCAGCTTGCCGTCAATCTTACGAGCAACGTCAATAGGCTCTTGCGTGACACGCAGCTTAGGGAACGTTTCGTGGAAAGCAGCATCGACAGGCAGTTGAGTGAGCCTAAAGTTCGGAGCGCCCTTGTAACCAACGTCAGCGGTTTCTGAGGTAATTCTCGCTGCTGGCGCACCACTGTAAGCGGTGTCAACCGGTACTTGTGTGACACGGTATGGATTGATGGATACATCGGTTAGAACGAGTGTCCATGAGATAGTGGCAAACACGCTCCCTGTGAAAGAGAACGCTGGCGGGTCTTCGGACGTAACCGCGCTGATCTGCTTGGTAGCACCCATGACAGTACAGCTAGTACCATCTGTGGTGTTACCTGGCGTGATCGCGCTAACAGCGTTGGAATAGCCACTAGGCCCGGACGTGAGGGTGAGAGCGTTAGAACCACCCACAGCACTGAAAGCAAGAATGTCCCTGGTTCCTGTCCAAGATAGGTTAGGGCTGTCGAGGGCTGTAGTGCTGATAGCGTCCGTAGATATGACATAGCTACCGGCACCAGTGACACGCCAGCAGATAGCGGCAAGCCGTCTTGACGCCGCCATAGTGAAAGTGACGGTTGAACCCTCAGAACCTGTGGCGGTCTTAAGCCACATTTCCTGATGATCGTCGTCAGCGTCGGCCTGACTGGTAATGATCTTAGACCAGCCAGCAGGCATAGACGTAGTGCCCATGTTGTTAGGCGCACGTACCAAAAGCACAAGTAGATCGTCAGCCGCAATCGAACCCGGCAACGTGATGTTGTGAGGGTTAGTTGATGCTGAAGCATAAGTGGCTCTGCCTGCGTCTACTGGTGAGGACATATTACGTGGTTAGCTTAGCTCCGGCTTCCATCGCGTTCACAGAACTGATATCCCACGGATTACCGCTAGGATCAGCTTCACGGATATCGTAGAAGTTCTGATACGAAAGCGAGAGAATCTTCTCAGGGCCAGTTTCGATTTCAGTACCGCTGAACCTACTCAGCAGTTTAAACTTGCGAGTACCTGCATCCGTCTTACGCGCTCTAGCGTTGATCTGGATGCCGTAGACAAGTCCCGTACCAGCAGAGAGCGAACCGTAGTTATAGGTGTCCTTGTTGCCGACGGTGAGAGTCTCGACGTAATCGGTATCGTCGTTCGGAGTAGCTTCGTCAACCAGCAGATAGTTGCTGGTGCTGTTACCGTCAGAACCAACCATCTGACTCGTAGTACCGTCAGCATTCGGGTAGAGCGCCTGAACGCGGATATCGCCGATGAAATCGTTGTTCGGGAAACCAGTGACACCCGAGTCAACGCCGTCCATAAGGATAAAGTCGGTGATTCGCACGTCCCTGGTTCCACCGGCGTTATGCCCGAGTCGGAACATATTGGCGGTAGCGTTAGAAGTGTTCTTGGTATCGAGGCCAGAGAGGTTCAGATCGGTCACGCCGTCAATCCGTGTAACAGCAATACCTGTGGAATCGTGGATCGTTACCTTGAATTCGACGTAATACCAAATAGCCGTAGTCATTACGATAGAACCGGTACCGAGCGTCGTGCCGTTCCTAGTGACATACAGCTTGATAGTCGAACCAACGATCACAGGCCGTATATCTACCTGCGACGATGCTCCGTCGAATAGTGAGAACAACGGTGCATCACCGCTGTACGAGTTAAACTTCATACGACAGCCCATGATGAAGGTAGGCCCGTAACTGGTAGGAAGGTTCTTCTGTGCGTTGTGGTCGGTATTGGTAAGAGCCAGCGCGCTATCACCGAAAGGCCCATCAGTGGTGATAGACGTGTTGAAGTTGAAATCGTACTTCTGCGCCATAGTTGAGATAGCGTCAAAAGAGTCCATCCACAGGATCATGTCCGGTCAACCTCCAAACTGACTGTAATACGGCTAATGATGTTGACACTGTTCAACTTGAAGATCAGGTAGTCGTCTTTAGCGAATCCTGTAGTCCAGCCAGTAAGAGTGCTGTTGGTAGTCTTGATAGCACCGGAAAGCGTAAGAGGGTTACTACCGACTATACTCGTCATCGTAGGCCATGTCGAGTATGTAGACTTAAGGATTTCAACTTCGATATCGCCTGCGAAGTCTGCTACCAGCTCAGCCGATGTTATCTCGCCTGCGAAGGGCATTTTCTTTGCGCCCTTTATGCCTGGTATCAACGCATAACTGCCTGCATGAAGTGTCATGCTGACACTGCCAGTTTTGGTGTTACCTGCGATGAGCTGGTAAACTGCCTCCCAACCGGGATCGACGCCAGGTTCGACGTTAGTGACATTGGTGATGACGATGTAAGACGAGCCACCATTGGTAACGATCTGTCCAGGCTCATAAGTCGTCCCAGGAGTGTAGTTACCGACAGGAACGCCTACAGGCCCAGGATCACCCTTATAGCCCTGAAGCAGTACACCACCGACACCGGCACCGACAGCAAGCACCCACACTCCTAGACCCATACCGCTAGCAGCAATGGTATTGATGCTAAGCTGGTCACCACCCCAAGCCATTTCATGCTCAGCTTGTGGCGTTCTTCCGGCCCTGGACGATTTCTCACCGGCAGGGATGGTAATGGTATTATCGAGGATTGATCCACCACCATCCACAGCAATGTCAATCTCCTGATCGCCGCCAGCGGTCGTAACGAAAGCACCGGCCTTCATAACGACAGCGCCGTCAAGGTCTTCAGGAAACTCCCACACGAAAGCACGGTCTTTGACGATGTTCTCTTCGTCATCCTCAAAAACCTTGATTTCGTAGACAGCAGCGTTAGAGCCTAGAGCGCGCCACTTCTGATCGTGGAAGTAAACAGCAGGATCGTACCGTCTAGCCTCACGATGTACACCAGGCCAGTTAACGTTAACGTCACCGATATTGATGTTTGCGGGATCATCCTCGTAATCTTCAATGTCGATGAGTTGGAGCGAAACAGGGCCAGTCTTCTCTAGGGATGCTAGCCGAGCTTCGGCTGCCTCAAGCCGTCGTAGCAGCGCACTATCGGTAGTCTGCGGTTGTGGTCGTCTATCGCGCCAAGACATTACGCCAACCTCGGTGGGATCATTTCAAGCTCAAACTCTATTTCTTCGTTACCGCTGTTGTCGATGTTGAAGTTGAGAGCTTGCACAAGGAAGTAAGCATCGACGTGCCGGTACTCAAAGTCGTACTCAGCGTGGATACGGTCACCGATCATACCGCGTGGGCCAGCGCCCGAATAGAAGTTAGGCACCTGAAACTGTGGATTGAGTACAGCGAGGCTAAGCGAGCGTTCCGGCCCAAGGTTCGTAGACCCCTGAAAGTCCGTCATCGCGTCAAGCGCCTTCTGATCCTGTACTGATCCAAAATCCTCCACAGTGTCCAAGCGGCTGAACTGCGCTTTGTTGTCAACGTCGGTCTTAGTGGCTCCCATCTTCTTACCGTTCAACTGACTGGTACCGAGGCCAAGTGTCCATGTACCCTTCGGGCCGATGTTATTCCAGTCAAAGTCGATTAGAGCGCCACCAGCTTCAGTCCAACGCGGAGCGTAGTCATACGGTGTAAAGCCAGAGTCCCTGCCGCCGGGGTACATAAAGAACTCAAGCGTGACAGGAGAGATAGCGAACTCAAAGCCGTCGTCCGGCCCCATCTCGCTAAGCGCCTTGATATGGTCGTAGATGGTAGTCGGGTCAGCAGGGTAAATCTTGTAGCTAGTGTGAAAGCCTGTGCCAACACCGCTATGAGGGAAGATAGGCCAGCTATACGCGGGATCGGCGTCGTACATCTTATTGATGAGCCGACGTGCAATCTCGCACGTATCGAGGTTGCGGTACCTAATAGGCCAATCTACCCAACCACCGTTAACGTACAGCTTAGGATCGAAAGGATATATACGGCGCTTAAGGTAATGAAGAAAGTCAGCACCACCAACAAGCAGACTATCCCTATCCTTGTTAAGGTTGATTGAGTTGACAATCCCACCAGTAATGATAGTACCATTACGATATATAGTGTAACTGGTACGATAAGGCCCGATAAGGTTCGGAGTGAGGTCAGGATGCCCAAGCGGGATTTCACAGCTCATCGGCCCTTCGTCGCTATTGACGAGTGAGAACGTTAGATCATTAACGCGGAAAAACCCCGTAGGGTTTACCATGCTCTCTACAAAGGCAACTTGCCAATCTGCCATTAGGCCAGGTAGTACCGAGTGCTTCCGTTCACGAAGTACGGGATCGGAAACTTCAGGGTTATATGGAACGAACTGACGCTAACGAAATCGGTTGTCATAGGAATGCTCTTAGACGTGACAACGTAATCCTGCGTAGCGACAGCAGCCCATCCGGTCAACTGCAAGGCGAGAGTACCGTGGTTGCGATTGACAGGCTTATCGTCTATGTCGTACAGAGGGGTAAGCGCCAACGTGAG